GGGACGCTTTTGGCGACAACGAGTATCAGTACAGGTGGTTTATTTGCAACGAATGTGACTGTGACAAATGTAGTTGGTACGAATATTAGTACAACAAATGTAGTTGGTACAAACATCAGTAGTGCGACTTTAAATTTGTCAACTGGCTTAACAACAGGGACGCTTTTAGCGACAACGAGTATTAGTACAGGTGGTTTATTTGCGACTAATAGTACAATAACAAATGCTGTAAGAACAAGTATCAGTAGTGCGACTTTGAATTTGTCAACTGGTTTAACAACAGGGACGCTTTTAGCAACAACGAGTATTAGTTCAGGTGGTTTATTTGCGACTAATAGTACAATAACAAATGCTGTAAGAACAAGTATCAGTAGTGCGACTTTGAATTTGTCAACTGGTTTAACAACAGGGACGCTTTTAGCGACAACGAGTATTAGTACAGGTGGTTTATTTGCGACTAATAGTACAATAACAAATGCTGTAAGAACAAGTATCAGTAGTGCGACTTTGAATTTGTCAACTGGTTTAACAACAGGGACGCTTTTAGCAACAACGAGTATTAGTTCAGGTGGTTTATTTGCGACTAATAGTACAATAACAAATGCTGTAAGAACAAGTATCAGTAGTGCGACTTTGAATTTGTCAACTGGTTTAACAACAGGGACGCTTTTAGCGACAACGAGTATTAGTACAGGTGGTTTATTTGCGACTAATAGTACAATAACAAATGTAGTTAGTATGAATATTAGTACAACAAATGTAGTTGGTATAAATATCAGTAGTGCGACTCTGAATTTATCAACTGGTTTAACAACAGCGACGCTTTTAGCGACAACGAGTATTAGTTCAGATGGTTTATTTGCGACGAATGTGACTGGAACAAATGTAGTTGGTACAAATATCAGTAGTGCGACTTTGAATTTATCAACTGGTTTAACAACAGGGATGCTTTTAGCGACAACGAGTATTAGTACAGGTGGTTTATTTGCGACTAATAGTACAATAACAAATGTAGTTAGTATGAATATTAGTACAACAAATGTAGTTGGTATAAATATCAGTAGTGCGACTCTGAATTTATCAACTGGTTTAACAACAGCGACGCTTTTAGCGACAACGAGTATTAGTTCAGATGGTTTATTTGCGACGAATGTGACTGGAACAAATGTAGTTGGTACAAATATCAGTAGTGCGACTTTGAATTTATCAACTGGTTTAACAACAGGGATGCTTTTAGCGACAACGAGTATTAGTACAGGAACAATTGAGTCAAATTTAGGCAGATTTAATACGATCAATTCAACGACGATTTCTAGTTCAAATGTATATCTTTCTCAAAATTTATTTGTAGGAGGTACGTTAACAACTGTTAATATTACTTCGACAAATGTTTTACAAACAAATATAACTGCGACATCTTTGATAATATCGAATGGTTCTTTAAATGCAACATTTAATGCAAATACGATAGGGCCTATTATAACATCTAATGGAAATGTTGGTATAGGTGCAACTGTAGGAATTTCTCGATTAACAATTGTTGCTAGTACACCTCCTTCTACTAGTGAATCGGGTGTTAGTGGTATACAAATATTATCTAGTAATGGAATTACGACGGCGTCATTATATCTAGGAGCGGATGGTACAGGAGATGTGACATGGATACAATCGTCTAAAAATGGCGCATTTGTGCCATTGTCATTATTACCAAGAGGAGGAAATGTAGGTATAGGCACTACCTCTCCAGGTGCGAAGTTAGATGTAAGTGGTACATTGCGTGCTACAACAAGTGTAACATCAGGTGGATTATTTGCAACAAATAGTACAGTAACGAACATTGTAGGAACAAATGTGACATTAGGAGGACTAGTAGTAAATAATGCAATGTGGCTTAATACTACAGGATCTGCTATTTCAGAAGATGTTTCTTTGGCTTCATCAATTGGTACAGGATCTATTATTAATAGTTTAAGTACGATTACATTAGCTGTTGCAGGAAGTGGTACTGGTAATAATACTGGTTTTTTACCTCCAAACAGTGGAAAATATATACTTTTTAGTGGTACTGGTACACGTTATATTCAAACAAAAGCATTAAATTTAACTAATGCTGTATATATAAATTTATATGCTATTGTTGGTAACGATTCTAATGGAGGTGAAGGACCTGAGAGTGGAGAAGATATAGCAGTGCAATATAGTAGTGATGGAATTAATTATACATCAGCGGGGATAATAATTTTAAATACGGGTTCGGCATCTTGGACTACATTTACATTAGTATTACCTGCTGGAGCCAAGGGTTCAAATATGTTTTTAAGAATTATTCAAGTGGCAAATAGTGGTGGTGGTAATGATCAATATGGTATTCAATCAATTAGTATTATAAATTCCGGGTTTTATGGTACAGATATATCGATAAATGGAAATATTACGTCAGGGAGATGTTTGATAACAAATACAACAAATGCTACGGGTGTTGGTACAGGAGGAAGTTTAACAGTATTAGGAGGAGTAAGTATATCAAAGGATATATTTGTTGGAGGTACATTAACAAGTTCTTCAGATATAAGATTAAAAGAAAATATAGTAAATATAAAGGATGTCAATGAAAGGATGTTGGATAAAATAGATAATATAAGAGGCGTGAAATTTAATTACAAGTATTCTAATTCAGAAGATAAACATATTGGGTTTATAGCACAAGATTTTGTAGAATATTTTCCAGAATTATTAAGACGTCCTGATATAGATGGTTATTATACATTAGATTATCAAAAAGTAAATGTGATATTATTAGAATGTATAAAGGAATTGAGAGAAGAAATAAGGGAATTAAGGGAGAATTTAGTATAATTATTTTATTGATAAATTATATAATGCCAAGATCTTTTACAGTTGAGGCAATTTATAAAAGTGGTAAAAAATCACGTATTTCAGGTGGACGTTATATAAGTGAAATGCCATCAGCAGCTGCACATAAAGCATTTTCTCAAGCATATAGATCAATGCGTGGAAAGGGTGCAATGACATTAGAAATTCATATAAGAGAAACAACGTCAAGATCGGCGCATAAAACGTATAAATACAAAGTTTCTAAAAAAGCAACAAGTAAAGACGTTGAAAGAGGAGGTGAAAATATTCATTATTCGTATTATACAAAAGTAAAAGCTATTTAAAATCAGTTATATATATAATTAAATATAAATGTTTATAGAGTGGCGTTTAAATAAACATTATAAGGAAGGAGATAAAGTAGTATATAATAATATATATTATAAATGTATTCAGTCACATGAATCATTTATAGAATATGGAAATCCTAGTCAAACAAATAGAATTTTATGGACGGATGATAAAATATTAGTGGAATTAGAAAACAATATTACATTATGGAGTATAAACAAAGCTTATAAAAAAGGTGATATAGTCAAGTTTGATTATAATTTGTATTATTGTATAAAAAACAATTTGTCAAATATTATGAATTCACCTCCTCATAGAAGAGATGAATTGTGGAGTTTTTATAAATTAGAAAATAGTAAGTTGTAAATTATAGTTTTATATATTAATAAAAATATAATTTTTTAAAGTTGTCCTCCAGTTAAAACTTGAGTAACACTTCTATATTGTTTTTTTCCAGAATTAGATACATTAGTTGATCGTTCAATAGGTTTAGGTAATTCACTAATATCTTTAATATAATTAATATATTGAATGAGTTGTGATTGTACACGTGGTACAACATCATTTACAACAATTTCATTAAGACGAGAAACTTCTTTTGTATAAAGAGGTAAAATAGTACTTTTTTCAGAATCTGACATATTAGATTCAATAATAGGTGGATGAGAACTATATTCTAAAAAGATTGATCGCATAATAGTCAAGAGTTCGTTATATGATTGTTTGTCAATAATAATATTTGTTTTTTTATAGATAAAAAGTCGTAAAAGCTGTTGAATATTTTCAACATTTGTTTGGGAAAAAAACATTTGAGTTAACAACGTATCAGAATATTGGTTTTTAAAGACTTGTTTAGTATTGTTTTTAGAAATATTTTTGTCATCAATAGTGATTTTATATGCACCTGGTGTTCCAATAAGTTCTTCTTTATTAGCATCTTGATCAAATAAAATACGTTGATTATAAGGAAGATCTCCATTAGGAGTTTCAAAATTACTTGGGTGAAATTTAGTTTGAGGAGAAGGTGCGGGTGATGAAGGGGATGGAGCACTCATTATTATATATGTAACAAAAAAGATTTTAATAATATACTATTTAAATATATATTACTGGATTTATATTTTTTAATTTACATGGTGTTTTTTGCAAAGGTATCTGTATTAATACCAGAAAATTGTTTAATATATATTAATTAATAAATTTAAATTATTTTTATTTATTTTTTATATATATGAGAAATGAAAATATCAGCTGATGTACAGAATAAAATACCATATGTTATAGGTATTATTATAATATTATACATTTTAAAACCAAATGCTATTTTTAAACCAAGTGGAAAACATAGAGAATATGGTTTCGGATATGATAGAGATGGTTATAAACGAAGTATATATTCAATGCATTTTGTAATTTTATTAATTGTTATTATGATATATGTTTTTTTTTAAAAGAATGTTAATAATATTGTTTTGAAATTTTTTAAAAAACGAAATTTTTTTAAAATCGTATTTTTGATCAACTTGTTTTAATATATGTGAACCAATTTCTTTATTGTAAATTGTAATAATATAGTATTGTTTTTTATAATCTTCAATATCTTCTTGACATTGGATAATTTCGTTGAGTAATTTTAATTGACTTTCGTATTGTTTAGCAATTGTATTTAAAATTTGTTTTAATGTTTTTTTTTCTTTTTGTAAACTTTCAAGATGTGTTTTCAATATTTTGATTTCTACATTAGAAAGAAGAGTCATACCATCATATTTTATTATAAAAGGATTATAATTTTAAATCAAGAAAGATTAAATATAAATTATTTTAAAAGTGCAAGTAATGCATTAGTTTCGTTTTCTTTTTCAATATGTTTAATTTTATCAAGAATAATAAGAGGAGAGCGTTTACATTTACTAGAGAATTCATAAAGATAATCTTGATTATTTTTGATGAGAATATAATTATTTTTTAGTTCATTTTCAAAGTTTTCAGAGATAATAAAGTTAAAGTTGTAAAATGTTTCAATTTCTTTAATTTTTTTATTAATACAATAAGGTGTTCGAACAAGTAATCTGGATATTTTTCGTATATCTGTTTTTTTAATAAAAGATTCTAATACCAATAATTGTTCTTCAGATTCTGTCCATGGGTTTTTATCATTGATATTTGCGCATTGTAAGAATTGTTGAGTTAATAAAAATTGTACATGATTATGTTCAACTTTGATTTTTTGTAATTTTAGTTTAAGTTTGGGAATTTCAATTACATATATTTCTCTATGAAAAACAGGGTCAAATGTTAATAATGCAATATATTCTTGGAATAATTGATCTCTTTGTAATTTCAATTGTTCCAATTGACAAGTAAAAAAAACGTCTTGCGGGTCCATCAAATAATTGTTTTTTTTATAATTTTTTCAATTTTTTATATATTTAACCGATGATATAATACAGTATATCTTTAAAAACAGAGCTTTTGGATTTTATCCATTTATTCATAATAACAAGAGCTTTTCTAACAAGATCTATATCACAATTAGGTAATATAATATCATCAAAATATGCATTTTTAATAATTACATTTTCATCAACTTGAGAGATTTTTTGAATACGAATAAATTTTTTATAATCAATAATATGATGTCCACATAAATTAATATAATAAATACCATTTAATTTGAAAAATGAGAATTCTAAACGTATATCATTAGATTTTTTTAAGACAAAGTTATCTGTATTAATACCAGAAAATTGTTTAATGAGAATTTTGCCATCTAATTCTTTAAATTCAGTTATATCACCATTTTTAGTAGTGTAATTATCGATAATTAAAAAATCATTAATATTATTTTGATTCATATATATAACACATAAATAAATTTATTTTTTACGTTTTTTTTTTAATAGTTTTTTAGAAAAATTATATTCAGGTATAGTGTTATCTTCAAAGATATATTCAATTTTTGATGTATTAGGAAATTTTTCTAAAAGTGTTTTAGTTTGAGATTTTAATTTTGTGGAAGAAGATACTTCTTGATTACTATAAATAATATTATTTTTTTGCCCCCAATCAATATACAACTGACATGGTTGTATAAATTCTATCATATATCCGTGTTTAGAAAGTTGATTAATTAAAAATAATATGCAAGATTTAAAATTATAAGAAGGATACCCAATAAGAATATTAGGTACATCAAAAACAATGTATGTTTGATCAGTATGTTTATTTGTATATTTAATTTTATCTATACATTTGTTTAAAACTATACTATAAATATCATTTTTAGAATTTTCTTGACTAGATTTTTCTTTGTGTAATGATAATATAGAAGGAATTTCATTCATTATTTATAATGAAGATATATTTTTTATTTTTATTCTTGGCTAAATATATTAATTAATGAATAAATATACTATTATATATGGGTTTGATACAAAACAATCGTATGAAGCATATGATAATAAAATAATATTGATAGAGCCTCGTAAAAGATTTATAGATAAAATAAAAAAAGAAAAGATAACTTTTATATCTAAAATTCCAATGGGTTCAAATATTTCAAGACAAGTTGTTTTATATACATCAAAAGATAATCATATAGTATTAGAAAAACCTAATGCCTTTACATCAAGAGAAGAAGTATATACAACAAGTTTAAGCAATATTATAAAGATGTATAATATAAAGGAAATAAGTCAATTTGTTATTAATATAAAAATAGATAATATTAAAGAAGTATTGGATAATATTTTATCATACAACAAAATTATTAAAAAAATTTCTACATGTTATAATCATGATGATATAGATTGTAATTTATTGAGTTATTTTAATATGATAGAAAATGGTATATATGAACATAAGAATATAAATATAGAAAAGCCTAATATATGTTTATTTCCTTGTCATAAAATAACATTTGAAGAATATTGTAATGATGAAATTAAGGATGATAATTATATAAATTTTTATAATTTTGTAAAAATGAATGATATAAATATATTAACAAAAGGTGGTAGAATAACAAGTGATATATGTAGTATAAAAAATGTTAAAAAAAATAATGAAATAGAGATATATGAAAATTTAATAAACAATTTACATTTAATTTTTTTAAATGATTGCATGACAATCAATAATAAAAATATAGATGTTATAATACAATTTAATCCATTATATCTTATAACACAAGATAATTTTGAAATAATTTATCCAATAGAAAACGACATATTATATGTTTATAAACAACATGATATAATATATGGAAATAAAGATACTATGTATAATTTATATAATGTATTACAATCAAAAGAATTTAAAGAGTACATAGAAGAAAAGAAAGTGTTGAAAAAAAAACTTTACAGTTTTTTTTCAAAAAATTATTTTTATGATTATATATCAAAAATTTTTAACTTGGTTATAAAAAATTAAATGATAAGAGATAATTTGGGATCAAATGATAAGAGATAATTTGGGATCAAATGATAAGAGATAATTTGGGATCAAATGATAAGAGATAATTTGGGATCAAATGATAAGAGATAATTTGTGTTTGGGAATAGATGAGCGTTTTATGGGGTTGTAATTATTTAAAAATGGTATATCTTGAGTTGCATTAATAAAGGATGATTTTTTTTGTAAAGAATGTGTAGAGTGGTTATATATAAGGGTAGTTAAAGAAATATCAAAATTAAAAAGATTAATATAACTATGTTTGTCACGGTATTTGTCGTTAGATATGAGGAAGCAGTTACTTTGTTGTCTAAAATACCAGAAGAAATATTGGCATAAAAAGTCATCTTTATTTTTATCAAGTATGCTATTAGAGTATTTTTCTTCGATGATAATAAATTGTATATTTATATGTAAGTATTTGATCAAGATTTGTTGTAAAAGATTTTCAGAGTTATTTAATTTTTTCATAATAAAAATAAATTTATTATGTGATTTAATATTAGCGTATTGTATATATTTGGTAAAGAATATATCAAAAAAGTCTAATGTATCTTGTTGTTTATTAGTATGTTTAAGAGAATGAAAGTCTATGTTTAATTTTTTATATTTCATTTCGCGATAATCAGAAAAAATATTAAAAAAGTCAATAATATATATGGGATTCATTAGTATATTAAAAAAATATGTTTTTAAATACATTTACCGCGCGCGTTCAAATAATTCACTGAACGCATTTTTGCGTTTAAGCAATATATTTTCTTAACATATCCAACAATTTATCACTATACCCAGGTTTATATACATTTACGATATCTTCTTCTTTTTCTTTTTTATAAAGTGTATACAATAAAAGTAAATTGTTTTTAATAGATGGTATAGGATATTCTTGTCCTAAATATATACCAAAAGTTAATAGTAATAATGAATATAACATTTTATATATATATAATAAAATATTATAATTTTTAAATCATTTTTAAGATATCTTGTAAATCTTGTCTCCATAAATCTTTTTCTGTCTTTGATTTAATATTATTTAACTGTCTCTGTTTTTCATCTCTTTGTTTATTTAATTCATCTATTTTTTCACCGGTCAATGAAACAATTTGCATTCTCACTAAATAATCATATGATTTTACTTCACTGTTTTCATAACCAAATTTAGGATAACCACCTTTTTCTAATAATTCATTTATATATTCTCTCGACTTTCTATTTATATCCAATTTACCTGTAATATACTCTTCTATAAATCTCACCTTGGCCTTTAATAATGCTAATTCATTCTCTAATTTCTTTGTCATATATTCTTTACGCGCTACATAATAATCTAAACGAATGTCATAAAAATCTAACAAGATATCATTTGGATCACCATACTTTGATAAAATTAAATCTTCTCCAAATAAATACATATTATTTGTACTAAACGTCTTGATTAATTTTAATTCCTTTTCTAATGTACCCGTTTTGATTAAACTATTTAAATCTTCAGATGATTTAAATTCCACTATAAAACAAATATCATCGTTCTCATCCTTTGTTTTATTTTTAACATCTTTTAATACAATTTTGTTTGGTCTCTTTTTTGTATTAGCAGAATCCTTCTTTTTACTAGAATTATCAACTATTAATGATTCTAAAAATTCTTTGTATACTGTGACCCACATTCCAACAGGTAATTCAGTAATTTTAATTTGATTATCCGATAATCTTTCCCATTTACCCCTTGTTAAATAACTTCCTTCTACATCTTTTACTTCTTCTACAATTCCATTAAATCCACGAAAATATGGAATCATTTTTAAAGGATCATTACCGTCTAATACTCTTAGTAAGTTTGAAATGATATCTTTAGGATTATATGGAGGAATAAAAGTAGAATATCCTGTTCCAATACCTTCACAACCATTTACTAATATCATAGGTATAACCGGTAAATACCATTCTGGTTCAATAGGCGTTCCATCATCACTTAAATATTTTAATAATGTAGAATCATTTTCATTAAATATTTTTAATGATACATCATCTAATCTTGTAAAAATATACCTAGGACTAGCTGCATCCTTACCACCATTTAATCTACTACCAAAATTACCATCCGGATATAACAAGTTAATATTATTACTTCCCACAAAGTTTTGTGCCATTCCTATAATTGCCTGTTGTAAACTCATCTCTCCATGATGATAACCTGTTTCTGCTGATACATAACCTGATAATTGAGCCACCTTAATAGACTTTGTAATATTTTTATTCAACATGTAATATAAAATCTTTCTTTGACTTGGTTTTAATCCATCACAGATACTTGGAATCGAACGCATATTATCATATATAGAGAAATGAATTAGTTCCTTGTTGATTAAATCTTGATAACTAATTTTATTTTCCTTGACATCTATATAAGAATCCTTATCATATTGTCCTAACCACCTTTTTCTTTTATCTGAACATTTTAATATTTTAACTTCTGTATTTGAATCCTCAGATGTTATATCTGTTTTAGATGATTTAATATTTTTATCTTTTTCAAATGCTAATAAAATTGCCTCGTCACAACCTTTGTCTTTATAATAATAATCCACTTTTAATTCTTCATATCTTTTAAATGTATCTTTTGCATCTTCTTTTTTAGATGTTCCTAAACCTTTAAAATATCTTATTTGATAACCTTTTGTAGAACCATTGTTTTCTTTCCATTTATTATAATCTTGTTCTGTATAAAATTCAATCACCTTTTGACCTTTAATAGCCTTTATAATAGGCGTTCGTAAAGTTTGAATAAAGTCAAGTTTTATTAAACTTGGCCACCAACAATGAAAAAGATTTACAATTAATCCCTTGATATGTGATCCATCAGTATCGGCATCTGTTAAAATTAGTAGTTTACCATATCTTAATTCAGATGTATTTTTATATTCCTTGTTATTTTGTAATCCAATAATTTGTTTAAGATTATTAATTTCTTCATTGTTCATTAATTGTGACATAGTAGCATCACGAATATTTAGGACTTTACCTTTCATCGGAAAAATAGCATAACGTTCAGGTCCAACAACACTTCGACCCCACATTGCAAAAGTCATAGCTGATAACCCTTCTGTTAAAATTAATGTACATTGATCTGATTTAGCTGTACCCGCCCATAAAGCATCTTCTAATTTTGGAATATATACTTTATTCTTTTTTTTCCCATCTGTATTTTTACTAAGTTCCAAAGATTCTTTTACTTTACAAAATTCAACAATATCTTCAATAATAGATGATTTCCATAATTTTTCTATAAATTTATCTGACACTTCTACTTTACAACCAAAATCCTTTGATGGTGTTGTTAACATTTCCTTTGTTTGACTATTAAAACTAGGATTTACTATTGTTGTACGTAAAAATAAAAATAAACGATCTTTTATAAAACTTGGCTTGACATCTTTCAACTTTTTCTTGGTTTCCAACATTTCTTTTAATCTATTTACAATTTGATATAAAATATAATCTACATGTTTTCCACCTTGTACTGTAGCATTACCATTGACAAATGATATCTGTTCAAAATGAGAATGTGGGATAATAGCATATTCCCAAATAAATTCTGTTCCTTTAATTTTTTGAACATCACTTTCATAAAATACTTTGTATTTATCTTCATCAAAAAAGTATTTTGTATAATCAGAAAAGGATTTTCCTTTTAATTTTTCTCCATTTAAATAAATATTTACATTTTTATTAGTACAAGCCATACAATCATAAACACGTTTATTAATTAATAAAATAGTATCATCTTCCAACCCTTTCATATTAAAACGTTTATAATCTGGTATAAATGTCACCTTTGTATAACTTTTAGAACTATTTGATGTAATTTTTGGTGCCGTTTTATTAGACATATTTTCAGTATATTCTTGTACAAATTTCTTTTTATTATCACTATCTATCGTTTCAATTGTAAAACTTTTTGAAAAAATAGAAGTGAGCTTAACTCCCAGACCATTTAATCCTGCACCAGTTCGTTGTTGATTATCGTCATAATTACTACCTGATAGTAAGTGTCCAAATATTAATTCAGGAACATATAAATTATGTTCTTTATGTAATACTACTGGAACACCTGAACCATTATTCCATATACTAATTTCTCCAGTTTTTTTATCATAATCGATTTTAATTGTAGTAACAGTTGGATCTCTAGTCACGTGATCAGTAGCATTAGTTAACACTTCGTCAAAAATTTTTAAAAACCCAGGAGAGAATTCAACAAATTTTTTAATCATTTTGTTTTGTGTAACATCAAAAACCCATTGCTCTTCATTAGTTTTAGCAATACTACCAATATACATTCCAGAACGAACGAGAACATGTTCTCGTTGAGATAATTTTTGATATTTTTGTTCTATTGTCTTTTTTGACATTCTAATATTTTTAGTTAATTAACTTTTTTTTTTCAATTTTTAAAAATAAGTTAATTTAGTTAATTGATTGTAGATGGAATTGGTAAAACATTTTCTTCTTGCCAAGCTTGATTTACAATAGTTGGATATAGAGAATAAGATTTTAATTTTTTTTCATTAATTATTCTACATAACATTTCATCAATTGGTAAATCGACTTTATTATTATAAAAATAATCTAAAAATTTTTTAGCACCTTGTTTTGAAATAATATAACCATGTGTACAACGTGGACAAATACTTTTATGTAATTTATATTTTAAAACATTTTCGATTTCGTCACTTTTACTTTCTGCACAATGACCTAAAAATATTATATCAAAATTATCAGGAAGTTTGACATGTGTTTTTATAAAATCTTTAAAAATAGAATTTATATATATATCATCTTCTAATACTAATACATGTTCTTTATCTTTTTGTATAAAATTTTCCCATAATGTAATATGACTTAATAAACACCCTGTTTGACCCGGATTTATTGTATTTTCTATAACATGTTTTTCTTTTAATTTTTGTATATATTCAGTTTCATTTTTACCATCTACAGCATTAAATATTTTATAATCAACATCTTTTAATATACCTTTTAATCTATCTCTTCGATCTTGTGATCTTTCTAAAGAAATTATTATTATAGGTATATAATGTATCCTTAAAAATAACCAAATACTTAACAAGATAAATATTAATATAAATATGATTATAAGAGTTAACATTATAAATATACAATAAAATATTTTTATATTAAAGAATTAACAACTCGTAAATTAATTATATTTAATTTTTTTATAATTAATAAGTAATAGTGTACAGGTAGTATGTCTAAACCCATATCTAATAATAAAATTATTTATCAAAATGTTTATGGACGTATAGCAGAACACGAAGGATATCTTAATCAAGGTGTTAAAAACAATGATTCTCCTACTTTTGCCAATTTACAATTAACAGGTGATGCTACAGTTGAAGGTAATTTATATGTACATGGAAATACTACTATACTTAATACTAATATTGTAGAATTCGAAGATAACATACTTTTATTAAATCGTCTTGAAACAGGTGCAGGTGTTACATTAAATCAATCTGGTATAGAAATTGAAAGAGGTACACTTGAAAATTATAGATTTGTATATAATGAAAGTGATAGTACATTAAGAGCAGGTGTTGTAAGTGCTCTTAAACCTGTTACTATTAGAGAAGATGCACCAGTATCAAATGGTATTATGATTTGGAATAATACAACAAACAGAATTGAATCGAGAAATACAATTTCAATTGATACATTTATAAGTTCTACTACACAAAGTACTGGAATTACAAATGGTGCATTAGTTATATCAGGTGGTATGGGTATTAATAAAGATATTTATAGTAATGGAAAGATTTTTTTACAAGGATCGAATAATACTAAACATAATTCCTTTTTTACAAATCAAACAACTAATAATTTAGAAATAACAAGTGTAGAAGATATTAATCTTACGCCTTCAAATGGTGTTAGACTTCCATTTAATAAAAGTATTCATCTTGGTAGTACTACTCAGAGTATATCAGCCAATAGTGCAACTAATGATATAAATATTTATAGTGGAAATCATATTAATTTTTATTTAAATGCTGGAAAACGAATAAATATTCCCAATCAAATTCCTATTACTTTTTCAACTCCTAATGAAAAAATTTATGCAGATGGATTAAATAATATGATTGTTACAAGTCAACAAGATATTCAGTTAAATCCTGGTACAAATTGTAAAGTATTATTACCTTTAGATATTCCTATATCATTTTACAATGTTAATCAAAAGATTAGTGCAAATTTAAATAATGATCTTAATATCGTAGCCGGAAATAATATTAACTTATCTCCTGGTCCATTTTTAGATGTAGTTATTCCAGTTAATAACGGTATTAAATTTGGTTCCACAGGTTTACAACGTATTTATTCTAATATTAGTAATGGATTACTGTTAACTTCATCTTTTGATTTAACTTTAAATCCGGGAACTTATGTTACTATACCCGTTAATAAATTTATTTCTTTTGGAAACAATTATAATCAGTCTATTGGAGGAGACACTTTGGGAAATCTCAATGTAAATGCTGGTAATCAAGTGCAAATTGTATGTACTAATAATTCTAGTAATTATAGTAATGGTTCTTTAGTTGTAAGAGGTGGTGTAGGTATAGCAAAGGATTTGAATGTGAATGGTAGTGTAAGTATTAATGGTAATTTTACTGTATTAGGTACAACTACTACTGTTGATACAGAAACAATTTTAGTAAAAGATAATTTAATAGTTGTTAATAGTGGTCCAAATGGAAATGTAGATGGTGGACTTTTAGTAAAAAGATATGTAAATGGTATTGATAATACGAATGGTATTAATTATGCAGGTATGACATATAAAGAAGCAAGTGATGAAATTGTTTTTTCATATACAAATGAAAGTGGTTCTGTTGTTTCAGATTATATTCCATTAAGAGCATCTAGATTAAATTTAACAAGTACAACAAATGCAACTAATATTTCGAACGCAAGTTTATCAACACCTGGTGGTGCTTATATTGATAAGGATCTTATTGTAGGAAATACGATTTATACAAATGTTGTGCAAGTTACTACTGCCAATGTTACTACTATTTCATCTAGTAATATTAATTCAGTCAATATTACATCTTCTTCGATAATTGTTAATAATATTATTTATTCAACATCTAATTATGATACAGCTCCTAGTCTTATAGTTAGTGGTGGTACTACTATTAATGGGATTTTATCTTTAACAAATACTACACCTTCATCTTCATCTACACAAGGAGCATTAAAAATGTCAGGTGGATTAAGTATAAATTGTGTTACTACAAATGGTAATGCATTGGTTGTATCAGGAGGAACTGTGTTAGGTGGAGATGTAACAATAAATGGAATTTTTAATTTAACTGATTTAACGTTGAACTCAACACAAGATTCTATTAATTTATCAAGTGGTGCATTGATAAGTAATGGTGGTATTAGTATTAAAAGTTCACGTAATAGTACAAGTGTAACAAATGGTGGTGCATTAACTATTCAAGGTGGTGCAAGTATTGGATCAGATGTATATATAGGTGGTCAAACGAATATGCAAAATGTTGTTATACAAGGTAATGCAAAATACAAGGGAAATGTATTAATAGATACTATTAACAATTTAACAACTGGAAATTTATGGACATATATAGGAATTGTTAATGATACATCTAGTATATCTTATAGTGATATTAATTTTATAAATAGTAATGGATCGGATATATATGGTGTAAAGGTGTCTATTTTTGTAAATGAACCAAGTTGTACTGTAAAACATAATACTTATGGGACATATAATAATTTTAAAGTATATGTTTATAAAGATTCAAGTAATAAAGTTCACGTTTTCACTTTATCACCTTCTAATAGTATTACTAATATTGAAGTAAATGGTAAGCGCGGAAATGCGTTTAATATAGTTAACGAGGGGTATAATGGGGAGCCAAATGGTTCAAGTAGTGGATATATTAATTCTTGGTCACAAGTATATGTAACATCTAATAGTACAGGAGCTTCATTAAATTATTCTTTAGGTGATCTTACAATTGAAGGGTCTTCATTGCGAGTTGTAGATAATATGCCTGTTATAGGTTATAATTCAACTTCATCAAAGGATTTAGGTTTTATTTTCCAGCGATATCAAAATGCAAATAATACTGGAACAGGCGAAATTGTAACAGATTCTTATATATATGTTGATACTTTACCTAATCAAAGTACTGTAACATCTACGCAAATTAAATTTAGTACATCAGCAAATGCTACTGATAGTTATTATGTAGGATGGTGGATTAAAGTAGGTTCTGGATCAAGTATAAACCAAGTAAGAAAGATTGTATCTTATAATGGTGCTCAACGTGTAGCTGAAATAGAAACTCCTTGGACAACTCAAAATCCATCTATAGGAGATACTGTTTATTTCTACAATACACAATATGTATCAATGTACTTTGATTATAACGATAAAAAATTTAAAGCTGCATACATGTATTTAAATGAAAATGATCAAACTATAGTAGAATATGACTATGTAGATTTATCAATTAAACATTTAGATGTTTATGATACATCTACCTCTACAAATGCTTCATCTGGCGGATTAGTAATAAGAGGGGGATTAGGAATTATGAATACAGTAGATAGTAGTAATTATACACAAGGTGGTGCATTAACTATTGCAGGTGGTGCAAGTGTTAATAAAGGGTTATATGTTGGTAATAATATTGGTATTGGTACAAATACTTTTACAATAGATGAAGCTTTGCATATAAACAAAGATATTTCTGGTATACGTTTACAAAATACATCAGGATCTTATTCATATATTGATTTTATGGAAACAAATTCTAATAATAGATTTGGTGTATTAAAGGAGACTAATTTTATGTCATTGACATTTTCAACAAATGGTAGTAATCCATATAATTCAATAAAAGCTATAACTATTACAACAACTGGTAGTGTAGGTATTAATACTACAAGTAACATAACTAGTCCTTTAACTTTAAAAATAAATAATTATATATCTACAGATTCAAATTCTGGATATATTGGTATTCAAGGTGGTTCAAGTAACAGTAATAATTCTACTGTTGCTTCAAGAATCAATTTATATGGTAATAGTCATAGTTCTAATCCCGGTGATTTACATCTTTATAGTGGAAATGCTGGTGGTACAACTGGTATTATAAGATTTAGTACAGATAATGCTATTGAAAGAATGAGAATTGCACAAGCGGGTAATGTATATATTTATTCAACAGAACATTCTAAAAGTTCAACAACAGGCGCGTTGATTGTGTCTGGAGGTGTTACAATCAGAAATACAGAAAATAGTTCGGATGTTTCTAGTGGAGGTGCATTAACTGTTCAAGGTGGTGCAAGTATTAACAAAGATCTATTTATTGGTGGTAATGTATTTGTTTCAGGAAGTCTTGTAGCATCTGGATCTACAAGTATACCAGTTGTAACATTTTCAAATACAGTTGGTACTAGTATTTTAAGTACTACTAATTTAAAAGCTATTATTGTTTCAAATGAATCTATATTATCTTTTAATGTAAAAGTTGTTCCTACTAGTTCTAGTCAAAATTGCCAATTTGAATTTAGTGTACCTGATAGAACAAATGCATTTACGGATAGAGGAGAAATTATTATACAAGCATCTGGATATACAGATGATACAAATATTATTCCCTTATTTAATATTATTGGTGTAGGTATTGTTGGAACAACAAAAGCATTAATAAAATTCCAAAGTGTGTCAACTGCGACACATTATATTAATATGATTTGTAGATATACTGCATCTTAATTTAAAATTCTTCTAAAATAATGTCGTTATTATTAAAATAAACAACATTTAAATCAGTTTCTTTAAATTGCGTGTGTTGAGCGTCATTGCATATTAATATGATTTTTGAATTAGATTTTTTAGATATGTACATTAATGTTTGTATTATTTCTTTTTCTGTATTGTATAAATTATCTTCTTCAATGAAAATAATATCCGGATCTAAATATACTAAATGACTTTTACCACAACCTTTAGGACCTTTTAAAAGAGCGCAATATCCATCTCCTTGAATACGTATATAATCTATTACTGATTCTTGCCAAGAATAATCAACATATATATCCATATCCATATCCATATTCACTTAATATTAATCTTGTTATTTATAAAAATTAATATTAAAAATCATTTTTATTTATTTACCCGTTGATCCAAAGCCACCTTCTCCTCTTTCCGTTTTTCTTAATTCATTTACCAACTTGAATTTAATAGGTTCCAAATTAGAATTAACTAATTGAACATATCTATCACCTCTGTTTAACTTGAATGGTCTATCAGATGTATTGTAAAATGGCGCTTTAATAGAACCAAGATAACCCGCATCAATTAATCCAATCGAGTTTCTCATTAACAAAGGTGTTTTATAAATGCTTGATCGCGGCATTAAATAATACGAATGATAATTATATGAATTACCAGTCAACCACCTCCATACACATGCACTTAAAGATCGACATTGACAATGAACTCCTAAATCTACTAATACTGTTTCGTGAGGTTCAATTACTTGATCATTTACAATGAATAAATCAAGACCAGAATCTCCTTGGTGATAAGTAGTGTGATTTTTATATAATTGAATGTTATTTTCGGATTTTGTTTTTAACAAAAATGTCTTTGTCATTTTTATATTAAATAATTTTTTTTAAATGTTTTTCATTTTTTTTAATTTTTTTTTCTTTTGTTATTTTAATGTCTACTACTAAACAATTATTTATATTGTTGATTAACAGTTTTACGTCTATAGCAATATCCTATTTTTATTTTAATTATTCAAATAAACAAAAACAAAAAGATATTGATAAAAAATTTGAAACACTTTTTATTAAATATTCCAAATTAGAACACGAAATAACTAATATTAATTTTAAAATACAAGATATTAATGAACTTGTCGATGAAATAGAATTTAAACATCTTTTACAAAATAAAAACAATGTTCATAATACGAACAATGTTCAAAATTTAAATAATATAGAAGAATATATTATGTTGGTAAAATAATTTTTTCTTGCGTTATAATAAAAAAAATTATGTGCCCTCTTCGTAAAATTTTTATTTTAATAAAAAAAATATTTAATAAAAAATGTTGTTGTAAATGTCAACCGCAATGTACTTGTGATCCATGTAAATGTTGTAAATAAAAACATATCGTCACGTTAATTGTCGTGTCGTTAGTGTCGTGTCGTTAGTGGTTTTTTTTTTTTTTTAACTAATAGTTACGGCAGGAAATCCTCCCCCAGGAATGATTAATCATTCCCAGGAGTGACGAAGAATCTGATACTGGTATCAGATTCAACAGTGCGGTGCTCCGCTAAAAACCTCCTTCTTCTAAAAATGTACGTATACACCTACCCTACCCTTCAGGCCTCGGTTCGACTGGTGGTGTTGTGTCGTGGGTGCTAGTGTCGTTGGTGTTGTGTCGTTGGTGTTGGTGGTGTCGTGGGTGTTGGTGGTGTCGTGGGTGTCGTTTATGAAAGAAGCAACTCATTAGTAAAGGCTAATTTTTTACAGTTATAAATTGTTGCGATTTTTTCCAATTGTTCATTTGCATATTTTATCAAACATTCAATTTCAGATATCAGTGTAATATAACATTGATTAAATTTTGCAATCATCTTTTTTGTTAAATCAATTATTTGAGTGTCCAATGCAACGATTAATTCTACATCATTTTTTTTTTCATTTTTTTTTACAATTTTTTCTAATATTTTCCAAGCCTTTTTTAATTCTTGTGTTTTTTGTATTTTTTTCTTTATTTCCGAAGAAAATTCTTTATTTTTTACCAATGTCATTGCCGTATCATAAAATTCTTTATATTCATTTCTTACTTGATCATTGAAATTGTATAATATATCAGTTGTACAATTTACAAACATATCAATGATATTGTATATTTCTGTCTTTTTTTCGTTTTTCTTTTCGCGTCTTTGCAATTCTGTTTTAAATTTTGGTTGATCAATAAAATTCATCATGTATTGGATACGTAACTCAAGATTTGTATTTTGAGGATTGACATAATATCTTGGTTTATCAACTTCTCTAATATGTGTTATTCTTAAACACATATCGTTTAGTCTATTAATGACTGTGGCAGATACATAATTTTTCAATAGATTATCTAAACCAGCTGCAAACATTGCATCTATTTCACGTCCACAAGGAATATCAAGAGGATTTCTGGGTACATTTCCATTATTTCTTTGACGTATCCATTCAAAATAGTGTGGATTATGAATTGTCCCTGTTTCTATTCGTAATGTGTTCCAGCTAAATGCTGTGTGACATTGGACGCAATACATTTGGTCACAACCTTCAATTTTAAAGATTAAAGTTGCACACTTGGGACATGGTTTTGTATTGTTTTTCATAGATTTGATAGTTTCTATTGTATCTGGATTACATATATGAGTTGTATCTTTAATTTCGTGACAATTGGCGCAAGCATGAATATGACACAATTCACAATATAAATTTTTTGATAAAAAGCCTTTGCAAGTATTATTTGGACATTGTCTTATAAACTCTTTAGCTACGTTTTCATCAACACCTTTAGTTCTAAGGTCATAATATTCATCTTGTAAACCGACCAGTTCTGTATGATATGCAAGCGTTTGCATTTGATCTTCTTCTGTAGTATTTTGTCCTGTTTGTATCATTTGAAGAATCAATTGTCTTAAAAATGCTATTCTGGCTCCTTTCTCAAAGATTTTTTTCCTATGTTCTACATGGGGCTGTGTCATTGGCAATAACGCAATTTCGCGTTCATATAATACATTTTCCCGATGTTTTTTCATAGTGTTGTTTATAAAATTTTTATCAAAATTTATAACCAAAAAATCTCTATTCCAATCTACTTTGCAATTCATACAATGAGGGTTTTTACTACAAGATAACAAATACATTTTTGCACAACTTTTACAACACGTATATTCACATTTACATTGAACAAGACTATGAGTACGCTTGTTTATTTTTTCAGTACACACTTGACAATTCATTACGCTAGACATATTATATATTTTTTTCTAATTATTTTTCAATTTTTTTATTAGTGTTGTTATTAGTGGGAGTGATTGGTGGGAGTGTTGTTATTGGTGTGAGTGTTGTTATTGGCGGGAGTAATGTTGTGTTTTTCCTAATTATTTTTCAGTTTTTTTAATAAGTGTTGTTATTGGTGGAGTGTTGTGATAGTAGAATAGTCACGTGCCGTTTTTTCTTTTATTGCGTTGTTAGTAATAAATCAACTGTTGATCCCTTTGATTAGAATCGCAACAATAAGTTAAATTATATCAAAATGTTGTATAGTTTTTAATAACCCATGTTCTAAAGATGTTTTATTCATATCACCCAACAATTGTTTATTTAATTCTAAACAAGGTTTTCTGACCTTTGGATCATCTTTGTCAATATCAATATGCTTAATATTCATATTTACTTCCCTATTTGTATAATTTTCATATACATTTTTTGTAACTTTTAATAATTCATTTATAGTAATTTCATTATCATTGCCAATATTTACTGGTGCTGAATAAGTTCCTTTCATTACTTTTAATGTCATATCTATTAAATCATCAACATAACATAATGATCTTGTTTGATTACCATCCCCAAATATAAATAATGTCTTGTCCTTTAATAAAGCCTTTATAATTTCTGTTACAATTCTACCATCGTTGATATTCATATATGGGCCATATGTATTAAAAATACGTACAATTCTTGTATCAAGATGATGTAATTTATTATAATTGTAAATTAATGCTTCTGCAACTCGTTTGCTCTCGTCATAATTCGAGCGTTCTCCATAAGGATTTACATTACCATAATAAGATTCTTTTTGAGGATGTTCTAAGGCATCACCGTATACTTCTGATGTACTCGAAAATAACATTTTACACATTGGTCCCATAACCTTTGTATAATAAACACATAGATCTAAAACATTTTTTGTTCCAATATAACCAACATCTAATGTCTCTATCAAATAAGTTTTATATGCAATAGGACTTGCTAAACTCGCAAAATGATAAATCTCATCCACATGATCATAATTATCACATATATATCTTACAAAATCTTTACTACATATATCAAAATCTAATTGTGTAACTCTATTATCTTCTATATTACGCTTATTACTTGTAATATAATTATCTACAGATATAATCGTCTTTACATCAGGCTCCCTTAACAATCTTAAAACCAAATTTGTTCCTAAAAAACCATTTCCACCTGTTACTAATACTGTTTTTTTATACATTTTTAATATAAATGTATATAAAATTTTAAATAACAATTGTCTATTTACCTATGTAAATATACCAGTAAATTTAATGTATTTTTCTTTTTATTATTTTGAATTGCATTCTTGTTTGCATCCTTTTTCATCTGACGCTTGATATCTTCCATATTCTTATCAGGATACATATCTAAATAATGATTTAATACACCAGCCACACACGGTGAAGCCATACTAGTACCACTAAATGTATCCGTGTCATTTTTTGGAACTGTAGATAATACATTTACACCAGGACCATATATATCACCACATTTACCCCAATTACTAAACCAAGCTCTTGCATCATTTCTATCACTTGCCATTACAGTCATGACATTTGGTGAACTTGACGGTGATCCATTACAAGCATCCTCATTTTCATTTCCAGCAGCTACAACAATATAGAAATTATCATTGTTTTCAATACAATAATCCACAACTCTATTCAACGCAGCTGAATAACCACCTCCCAATGACATGTTAATAATACTCTTTACTACTTTTGAACTCTTCAAAAACATACCATTTTCTTTATGACGCTTGTATACCCACTCAATACCCTTAATTACACCCGATAAACTACCCGAACCATTGCAATCTAACACCTTTACTGCAATTAAATTTGCATCTACACATACACCATAATCACGTGACCCAATCGTTCCAGCAACGTGTGTACCATGCTTATTACAATCCGTATCTAATTTATCCACAAAATTAGCACCCCAACTGGCTCTTCCTTCAAATTGTGTATGCGTAATATCAATACCAGTATCTACAATATATGTATCAATCACAACATCACCACTATTATGACAAGAACCCTTATTGTAATAAGGAAAAGTATTGTCATAATCTAACTCTACCTTGGTAATTCTATTCAAATTCCATGGAACCTCTCTAGCAGATAACAATGGTCTAAAAATTTTCTGATTATTATTTTGCTTATAATTAATAGAGAATCGTATATCCGCTTCAATATCAAACATTTCTAATAAAACATCTCTGTATTTATTTACTACTCTACCATTTGCCTTATAAAAAACTAAACCATCATTGTTTACATTGTTTTCTTCAAATGTTGCCAATAATTCTAATCCAGGCAAACCTACTACAGCATTTTGAATATCACCTCTTGAAGTTAAAATATAATCTTGATCAACATTATATTGACTAAAAACACCTAATACATTCAACAACAATAATGACCCGATTGTTTTCATTATTATTTATAATATCCATTTACCTTTAAATACATTTTTTTTGTATTTAATATATTAAGATGGATGAATTACAAGAATTATTTTTAAATTCACAAGGAGAATATAAAAAACAAATTCAATTTAAATCATTACTAATTTTATCATTTGTCTTTATGTTTTTCACATATTATTATGATAATACACAATATGCTCATATTATAGCATTAGTTTTATTTGCAACATTTATAGCGAATAAATATGTAAAAATAGAACAAAATAAACTTGAAGATATGAACCAGCAAACAATAATAAAATTAAATCTTTTACAAAATAAATTTGATAAATACTTGATAAATAAAATGCGACTTATAGAAAAGACATCTGGTAAAAAAATGTTTTCGCAAACTCTTCAAAAAGAAATTTTAAAAAAAAATTATTTAGATTCTTTATATATTGATGCAAATTTGATACATTTTTTACATTCTATTTTACCTTTATATCAATATAATCCAAATGAATTTTATTTATTATTAAAAGGAGCTAATCAAATTTTAAAAATAAGAAATGATATAGAAAAATATTTTGATGCTAATAATCAATATCCAGAAAATATATCAGAAATGATGGAAATTGCAATTAGCTTAAAAACAAATACAATAAATAATATGCATAATTTTATTTATACAGTTCCTAAAATTAAAATAATGAATGAATATATTGATAAAGTTATTGAAAGATATGGTGTTCTTATATCACGTAATATTGATAAAATTCATGAATATTATTTAGATAATATACAAAAGACGGGGATAAATAGTTCTACGAAATTTGTATCTTATAATACAACAAAACCATTTGATAAATATTCTAATCATCAAACGATTGTAAACAAAGGAGAAAAAAATAAATTAATCCAATTTTATATATAAATCCAACATTTTATATAATATATCCTGTTTAATATAATTGTTAATTAAATTATCAAGATATCTTATATACTTTATACTTGTCAAAAACGACTTTAAAGAAATATACAATGTAAAAAAATC